TAGTTTATCACCTACAGTTGCATTATAACCAAAACCGTTATATGTTTGTTCAGATAATATTTTTGAAACAAGGTGTTCAAACTTAATAACTTGTTCTGGTACTTTGCAATTGTTAAGTTGGTAATTATAAACGTTTACTGTAAGCATAACATCTTGCTCACAGTAGGTAAGCATTTCTTCAGAATAGGTTTCCCATCCTCCTTGATAATCTAACTTATTATTATTTAGAAACTTACCCCAACACTCCAGAGAGTTACCACCAAGCGGATGGTCATCTCTATCAGGATACATTAACTTTGATATAATTAATGTGTCATAATATTTGGAACATTTAAAATTACCTAGAATTTTCTTTACAGCAGAAACATCAAAGAAAATATTGTGACCGATTATTAGTGTTGCTTTATTTAAAAGACTTGGTAGGGTCACGATATTTTCTGGAGTAAACTTATAAGTAGTACCTGTGTCAATATTGTAAACGACAGCACAATGAATTGTGTCTGCTTCTTTAATAATCTTTTTACCATCAATAGAAACTTCATTTAGTCCGTTTGCTTCAACATCAAGTACTAATCTCATAGTATTCCTCACTTAAAGAATGTATTCAACTGTCTATTAACTCTAACGAATGTAGTTCTTTTTGGTAGATCTTTTAGTTTATCAGCACCAACATATGTACATGCTGATCTTACACCACCAAGAATTGATTTCATTACTTCTGATATTGGACCAGTATAAGGAACATCGACGGTCTTACCTTCTGATGCTCTGTAGGTAGCCACACCTCCAGAGTATTTTTCCATTGCCGTATCTGATGACATTCCATAAAATCGTTTGCCAACTAATCTCTGCTTATAATAAACATCTTCACCAGTTGATTCATTAGTACCAGCAAACATACCACCAATCATAACAAAATCTGCACCCGCTCCAAATGCCTTGGCAACATCTCCCGGACAAGTGCAACCACCGTCCGATAGAACATAGCCATTAAGTCCGTGTGCGGCATCAGCACATTCCATGATACATGACAGTTGTGGGTAGCCAACACCAGCAACCTTTCTAGTTGTACATACTGAACCGGGACCAATACCAATCTTAATGATATTAGCACCAGCCAATAGTAAAGCCTCAGTCATTTCACGGGATACAACATTACCAGCAATAATTGCTTGATTAGGAAATAATCCCCTTACTGTTGATACATACTTAACAAATTTTTCTGTATATCCATTAGCAACATCAATACAGATAAATCTAATACTAGGATAAAGATTAATAATTTGTTGTGCCTTATCAATCTCAGCAAAGTTATCCTTACCCATACCCATAGTATAGACTATATTATTAGATAGATTACCAGCTAAAATGTTTGCTTGCTTCCATTCATCTACACTATAATATTTATGTAGTGCAGTTAGTGCATCAAAGCTAGCAAGTTCTGAAGCAACTTCCCAATTACCAATAGTATCCATATTGCTAGCAACAATAGGAACTCCAGTCCATTGCATAAGTCCATTAGGCAAACTAAATTTAAATGTTCTTGACATAGATACTTCACTTCTACTGTTTAATGTAGAACGCTTTGGTCTAATAAGAACATCACAGAAATCTAGCTTAATATCTTCTTCTACTTTCATACAAACTCCTTTGGAATTGATTCAGGATCGTTAGAAAAACTAATAAGAGATTCGTCAATCCAGCAAACATTTACAAGATAGCCAACAATATGTTGCTTCATTTCTGCATATGAGTTAAATGAAACAATTTCTCCATTATGTTTAATCTTAAAAATACCGCATTGTTCTAATACATCACCCTTATTAATAATTACTCTTGTTGTGCCACTTAGATCAATAGCCTTCATTAAGGCATCTAAATCTAAGAAGTCAACCTTTCTCTTACGGCCAGTCGTTGTGCCGTATTCCTTACCAGTAGCCCCAATTATTCCTCTCTCTGGGCATTCCAATAATGAGTTAGGGAATCGTGGATCTTCACCACTACGAGTATCATATGCTTTAGCAACTCCAATTACTTCACCAATTTCTCTATGAGAGAAACCTAGAGAGCAAGCAGCATATGGAAGAGTTTCTGAACTTGTTGTAAATGGTGGATTACCGTGATTAATATCTAACCACATACCTTGAGCACCTTCACATAGGATATGGGATCTATCCTTAAAGTACATATTCCATAGCAAATCTGTAGTGTTAGACGAAGCATAGGAATAATAATCTTTGGCTAGCAAACCTTTTCGTAGAGCGCGGTCTGAATAGCAAGGAGCAATACCACAACCAGTTGTTCCTAACTTAGCCGCTAAAAATTCTTGATCATATCTAATATGTTCTTGGGTAATGATATTAGCATGAGGATGAATCTTAAGATACTTTCGTGGATTAAATCCATTCTCTTCCATGTATTTAATTTCAGCATTAAGTTTGATTGGATCAATAACACAGTTGGGTCCAATAATAGAAGTAACATCATGGAATACACCACTAGGAATCTGGTGGGTCTTGTACTTTTTACCATTTAGATAAACGGTATGTCCAGCATTTGGACCACCGTTCCATCTACATACATAGTTGTATCTCTTCTTACGACTAAGAATTCCAGATACAACCTTACCCTTACCTTCATCACCCCACGCCAGTCCAAATACAATATCAGCTGTTAACATTATTAGTTCCTTCTGCTGGATCAAATACAACTTGACCACCATCATCAATAGCAAAACCAACTTCCTTTAATCTACCTGTCTTACGATCATAGTACAAAGCAGATGCAATACCAGCACGACCAGTAAGACGATTCTTTAGAACTCTAATGGTAGTAGTATTTGCTATTACTTCATCTGTATTTTGTCTATCACGCTCAAGAGCAATTACGGTATTAGGAACAGACGATAGAGCACCAGAACCACGAAGATCCTGTAGTGTAATTCTATCACCCTCTTCATATGCCTTTTCTGTTTTCTTAAGTTGAGACACAATATCAATATGCACACCTGTACGAACAGCAATAGATCGTAGTTCTTTCATAAGCGTGTCAATAATAATACGCTCTGAATTACCACCGTCTATATCTTTGTCATGCATACCCATAAGACCAGCGGCTGCTGCGGTAATATGATCAAGAACAATTACATCAACCTTAAGGCTGACTGCCATATACTCCATACGAGCAAGCAGATTTTGCATAGCGTTATTACCAAGGTGATCATAGATAAAGAAATTAGTACCACTAAGCTTACGCTTTGCAGCAGCATACTCTTCATCAGAAAGATCATCTACAAAATCCATGTTAATAGGATTCTTTCCAAGCTTACCACGAAGATCGTTCATCATTCGACAAGCACGAATAGCTCGTACTGGCTTGTTAAGAATCAAACTAATCATGTCATCCATAGTTTCTTGTGGAGATTCCTCAAGCATGATTGCACCGACTGATCTACCTTCCTCCAAATGATGGAGAATAAGCTCACGCAGAATAGTAGACTTACCACTACCAGTTCCACTAGCCCATAGACTAATTTCACCAGAGCGTTGACCAATAAGAAACTCGCTAAGGCTATCGAAGGGGAATGGGTAGACTCTAACATTTTTAATATCCTCACTACTTTCTACAATTGTAGATACATGTAAAATTTCATCTGGTGAATACTGTTGTGCTTCCCAAATAGCAGAAACTACAGCCTTACCATTATTGTTCATTAAGCATTCATTAGCATCCTTGTAAGGTAACTTAGCAATCTTGCACTTACCGGGTGGCAGTAGTTCTGCAATTTGTTTAGTAGCTTGCTTACCGGGATCGTCGTTATCCAAACAAAGAACTACTTCAGAATAACTACAAACAAATTCATAGTTATCTTTAATTGATTTAACAGCAGACTGAGCACCGTTGGGAACAGAAACAACAGGCCAAGTACCACCAAGGAGTTGATTAACAGTCATGCAATCAATCTCACCCTCGGTAATTACTAGTCTCTTACCACCGTTCTTCCATAAGTGTTGACCAAATAATTCAACAGTCTTACTATTACCCTTCCAAAAGAATTGTTTATTAGGACCACGCAGATGTTGTCCAAGTAATTCTCCACCTTTATAGTAACTAGCAATTTGAATATCCTTGCCATTTACTTTGGCAGTAGTATATCCATAAAGTCTACAGGTTTTTTCACTAATACCTCTATCTGTTAGATCTTCAAATCTACCAGTAATAGGAGTAAAGCTTTTGATTATCGTAGTTTCTTCCATAGGTTTTGAATAACCGTCCTTTCCTTCATAGTATTGACAAGCAAAACAATAATAATGATCTGTGTATTCTGTTAGGTTATCACCCTTATGGTCATTACCAGAAGCAGCGCACCGTGGACATTGTGTTCTTTTACCAGTAAATGTACTATTGTTTATCATTTACTATTCTCCTTTAAAGCAGTCCCAGCCCCACCTCTTTGCGTGGTTTTTTCGGTGATTATTTGTTGCATCTTCAAGCATAATGCATATTTCCCGCCTCGCCTCGTCGCGTTCAGCAATAAGTTCAATAATAGTTTCTGATCGCATATCACACATATTGATACGCTTGTTTAATTCTTCGCGGAGTTGTTTGCATTCACTTTCTAGTTCTTCTATTCTTAGTAAAACCGAACTCATAGGATCATCACTCATATTTTTAATACCTTATCTTTAGATTTAGTCAATATTTCTACTGTTAAGAATCCTTCTTGAGATGACTCAATAATCTCAAGCGACGCAATTCTTTCCTTCTCCGTTCCTCCATAGAACGACATTGAATCACCCGTGCATACAAAAGGACCGCCATCGTAATCAATAAAAGGATATCCATCATTAGAAGTACCTCCTCTATAATAAGCAGAAGGTCCGTCAATAATATATTTATTTCTGGCAACCTTCGTAACTACTCTAGGCTGTCCATACCTTGATATAATTTTAAATGTTTCATTAATTTTCATAGTTCAACAAGAATCCCTTCTTCATTAGTATAGTAAATCTTATCAAACATATTAGCACACCAAGGCATACAATACTTGCATGGCCTTGACATTCCAATATGACCTGTCTTACTAAATCTAGTATTAACAAGAATAAGTTTATCCATGTTACATTGAATTTTTCTTACTGCATCTAACTCAGAGTGAAGATAAGGTAACATATAACCAAGTTCAACAGTCTTGGGATGTGTCTTCCAGTTATTAGTGCCCACAGCAATTACTTTATTCTTTCTAATAACCAAAGAAATATGAGCACGATCTCTTTGAACTGTTTCAGAAATTTTACGAGAGAGTTCTATCCATTGATTCATTAGTTAAAGCACTCCAACTTAAAGGGAAAAGATTATAACAAACATTTGAAACAGCCTTAGCATAATCTCTTACTTCTTGTTGGGCAGTATCATGTGATCTAAGTAAATACATTCTAGACCAAGCGTATAATGAACCAGTCCAAATCCACTCAGTATACATAGACTGTGGAAGAACTGATCTTGCTTGTTCAGGACATACACCCTTCTCTAATAAATGTTCATACATAAGTATAGAAGCAGAGCACATATTTTTGTATTGAACTAATAACTCAGGATCTTGTACAATTTGATCTGAAGAACCCTGTTTTTTATTCTCTGCTTTAAATCTAAAAGCATCTGGAATCCAACACTCAGGAGTATAATCAATGTAACGACGGCTGATTTCATTCCAAGCAAAACCAACTTGATGCTTTGCTAGTTGTCGTGCGATAAAAACAGGAGCCTTAAACTTCATCTTAATAGATGTGTGTGCAAAAGGACTCCAATGATTATGCTTTGAAAGATATTTAATTAACTTATTGTTTTGTTCTTTAGTGTAAAGAGTTGAAACTTTATCAAAAGAAACTCTAGCAGCGTCAACTACAGACGAATCAGTACCCATATGATCTATGTATTCTACAATTTTATCCATAATTAAATCTCCTTTAAATCGTTGGGGCGGATTTGCACCGCCATCTTTATACACGCTTGGGGTAAATGTATACTGTTCTACTAACTTAAACTACCAAAGACAATTACTTGGGATCATTAATCCCTAGTATAAAGTAACCATTAGAGCCAACTTCCGCCCACTCTTTAGTTACATACATGGAGATGATCTGCGAATCATCTTCCCATAATTTACCATTTAATATATCAAACACAGCTTTAGTATAATTATCCAAGTCTGCTCTTGGATGTCCTCTAGAAGTTTTCTTAGGACGCTTTACATACAACTCTAAGGTAATACATAAAGGACCACTAAATAATTTTCTATCAGTACCTATTACTTCATATACTTTTTCAGCAGCTTTTTCTCTAAACTCTTTATAAGGACCAGAGTAATAAGCTCCCCACTTACCTACTCTGGGTCTAGATGCTGCTACTGGTGAGATATTAAACTTCCATTCCATTAGAACGGAATGTCATCGTCAGTAACTTCTTCTGTCTCGGTGGTGGCAGCAGACTTGTTAGCACCAACGCCAACAAAACCACCCTCTACTGGAGCAAATCCGTTACCGGAACCGCCACCAGTATTATTCTTTTCGATGATTTGCACACCGTTCAGATATAGACTGAGAGAGTTATCACGACTAAGAACCATAGGCTGAAGCTTTAGACGAACCTTATCGCCGCCAAAAGCAACAACATCTGTTTCCTTAGCAAGAGCATCTACGCAAGGAAACTTAATCTTATCAATATGATTCTTGCTCTTAAACTTAACATACTTAACGCCTTCCTTTTCAGAAACGCCGTTAATCTTCTTTGCACCACTCTTCTTTAGAATATCAGCAAGAACCTTTCCTAGATTCTTATCAACAATAACAGTAATGTTATGGTTAGCAGAGTTCTCACCAAAGTTTGTATCTGGCTTTAGTAGATTACTCCACTTGACTTCAAGAGTTTCAGTTACCAACGGTGGCAGTTTCATCGACTTCATTTAGATTCTCCTTATTTAGATTTGCAGTAGCAGTAGACTGAGCAGCAACAAGACGAGTAACTTGTTCGTTGATATTAGTTGTAATACCAGTAAGAACTGTACTAATGTTTGAAAGATATTCAATTACACTTACTCCAGTTACAGCAGGACCATTGTTTGTAGTTTCTGTATTCATGTTTATTCCTCCTTTCTGATAGCACCTATCAGTAGCCCCAACTATCAGGGCCAATCGTTATAGAAAACCTTACCGTTTCCATCCTTGTCAAGAATTTCAACAGCATTAGCTTCATAGGCTGATAACAAACGAAGACCGAGATCACTCATGCCTAAGTCTTTCCACTTGTTTTCAATGAGCATTTCAATATTAGAACGCATCCAATTATTATCACAACTAAATATCTCATTAGTTTTATCTGTTGGATATAGATCACATTCACTAAATGGTTGGCTTAATGGAAGCCACATTCTAATAGTAAACTTTGTAGTAACAAACTTAAACATCTCTTCAGTTAACACACTAAGTTTTCTTTGTTCCATATTAACCTCACATATCCATAAGTTCAAGATAAGGATGACCATCAATTACAACGCCACAAGAAATGACTGGCTTCTTAATTAGGTTCTTACCATAAGCCATTTCATATCTATTCTTGTCTACACCGCACCCAACATCCATGCCAAAGATCCTACGATCAGGGCCACACAACCAGTTGATACCAGCAATAGAATGATGATGTCCCATAACAATGGGGAAGGCCGACATCTTAGCTGTATTAAAAGCTGGATATTGAGAAGAAGACCCAGTACCGTGTTGATAGCGAGTGCCGTCAATAATATGAGCATACATCCACTCCCACTTGGTAGTTCCATATACTTCGTTATAAGTCTTTAAATAAAAGTCTGGAATTCCTACGCTGGAAGCCAGTCTAAAGACTCTCTCATCGTGATTACCGATACAAATTTTAAGAGAAGGAAATTCCTTTTCCCATTGCTTGATATAATTCATAGCCTTCTTGTATTCAGTAACAGCACCCTCGTTTTCAGGATGCTTTGAGTGAAATGAAATACAATGATGATCTACCACATCCCCTGCATGAACAAACTCATTACACTTGTACTTATCTCTAATCTTTTTTACAAATGTAAAATAGTTTTTATGCACAGCAGGAAAATGAGTATCACCAATAACTAATACTCTTGCCATTACTATTCCTTTTCTATATAAATATTAATATTCATATCTGTTTGAAAGGGAACATCCTTTAGCATCATCTCTTCGTGACAGTTATCTAAAAAGATTGCTGAGAATCTACCAGTAGGAAACCAAAGATTTATTGTTTTCTTTAGATCATCTGATAAAGCAATATCAACACAGCGTTGAACTGCTAGTTCCATTTCTTTTTCATTAGTAACTTTATGAATTTTCTTTTTCTTCTTAGCCAATACTACCTCCTAATGAAAGAAATAATCTGCTTCAAGTACAGAAGATACTTCAAAGTTTCCGCATTCAGGAATTGCAGGTAGTTCAACTCCAAGAAGTAATTGTAATTCTTCTTTTAATTTATTTAATAGCGGTTCTTTGTGCATCTCATAGAACTCTTCTTTAGTGTACTGTCTCATCATTGAAACATAAGGAGCAGCACACCCATAAGAGTCATGTACAAAACTAAAGTTAGTAATACCAGAATTAATCATTCTATTCATAGTAAGCCACATATGAGCAGCGTCAAGACTATGAATATAATTAGGACTAACAGCTAAGTTTACTTGATCATCATCAATCTGACTAGAATCAATAGAACCAAAGTTAAGCTCTTTCATATTAAAGAGTTTAGCTACAGATCTTCTAGTCAAGATTTCATAGTATTGATGAACAACTTTAAACCCACACGGTGTAGTCCATTCAAGATTCTTTCCCATATTACTTGCTATATCAGCAACTTGCTTTAACCATACCTTACCTTTATTAGCGTTTGTCAAAGTATTCTTAAGACACTTATCAATATAAGTAGCAAGTTCCATTACAGCACCAGCAATCCTATCCTTACCAACCCAATCAAGATGTCCTTCAGACTTACAGTAACGACGAATACCATAGAAGGTAACTCCATAAGGATCAGTCATTACTGCTCTCTTGCAAACAGATCTTGGGATTTTATTATCCCAATGATTAAGAAATAATTCTGCCCATCCTCTTGTATTAGGATCAGCAGAATCATTTTTAATATCTTCTTTCATGGAGTTAGTCATAGAGTCTGCAACAAAACCATAAAGATCTTGAGGATCTTTAGAGTGTTGTAGGTTTACTTTATGTGAGAGATCAATATCTCTCATAATAGCAGCCCAATGTTGAACTCCATTACAAGAACCATCCATTTGAATTGGCAACTGAGTAAGACCATCTGTCCTACAAAGTTCAAAGATTGCTGCTAGTCTTTGAAAACTAGGGTTCTTTTTCTTTTTATCACTAATCCAGAACCATCTCATTTCAAATGGATCTCTAGCAGTATCTTTAATGTTATTAAGATTATCTTCAACCCACTTAATGCGAACATCAAATGGTTCTTTATCTTGATCGAAAAGATTTGCAAGATGAATCTTTAACCAATACAAACCTTGTTCTGTTTGTTTAACTGGTTTAGCAAACATAATTAAACTGCGATCAAAGTCTGAACTTTTAGGTGACAAAAGATCA